TTTTTGATGAGGCCAGCGGTATTGATGACTCGATCTGGGCTGTGACGGCTGGATTCTTTACTGAGAACACCCCTAACCGCCTGTGGTTGGCGTTCTCCAATCCACGGCGTAATACGGGTTACTTTTATGAGTGTTTTAACTCAAAGAGGGACTTTTGGACAAACAAGGTGGTGGATGCCAGAACGGTTGAGGGCACAGATAAACAGGTTTACCAAGGCATCATTGATGAATATGGCCAAGACAGTGCCCAGGCGCACGTTGAGGTTTACGGCATGTTCCCGTCTGAGGGTGATGACCAGTTTATTCCGGCGAATATTGTGGATGAGGCCATGGTGCGGCCTAAGTACAAGGATCAAACCGCGCCAATCATCATTGGAGTTGACCCTGCGCGCTTTGGCGCTGATGCTACGGTGATTGCGATACGTCAAGGGCGCGATATTGTGCGCATTGACCGCCATCGAGGTGATGACACCATGACGGTGGTTGGGCACATTATTGAAGCGATTGAGGAATTTAAGCCAACGCTGGTGGTGATTGACGAAGGTGGGCTTGGTGCTGGTATTGTTGACCGTTTGAAGGAACAAAGGTACAAAATCAAAGGTGTCAACTTTGGCAATAAATCGGCAAATCCGATCATGTATGGCAATAAAAGGGCCGAAATGTGGGGAAAAATGAAGGATTGGTTGAAAAGTGCAAGTATCCCAAAAGATAGGTTCTTGAAAACTGATTTAATTTCGCCTATGATCAAGCCGGATTCAAAAGGCACGATCTTTTTGGAGTCGAAGAAAGACATGAAGGCTAGAGGCTTGGCCTCGCCTGATGCGGCTGATGCAATATGTGTGACTTTTGCTTTTCCTGTTGCACATCGTGAGTACAATGAGAGTACCCAGCGCAGGGCTTATGCTGGCAGCGCTGGGGTTACAACTTCTTGGATGGGGTCTTGAGCATGGCGACAAAGAAAAATGTATCGTTAAGTGTTGGCCGGGGTGAGAAATTGCCAGTGTCTAAGGGTGCGGGCTTGACCGAAAAGGGCCGCGCTAAGTACAACCGCGAAACGGGCAGTAATTTGAAAGCGCCAGCGCCTAATCCGAAGACCAAGGCTGACCAAAATCGCAAGGATTCATTTTGTGCAAGAATGGGCGCAGTTGCGGCCAACGCCAAGGACGGCGAACGCGCTAAAGCGGCTCTTAAACGATGGAAGTGTTAAATCATGGCAACTAAACCTGGCCTTTATGCCAACATTCACGCAAAACAGGCTCGTATCAAAGCAGGCTCTGGCGAGAAAATGAACAAAGTTGGCAGCAAAAACGCGCCAACAGCCAAAGATTTTAAAGAGTCAGCGAAGACGGCAAAGCCTGCCAAGAAGGGGAAATAACATGGCGAATACCAAACCTATTGGCGTTGCGTACGAAGATCAAAACATCATCAACGCGGATATTGTCAAAGCCACCGACATTGCTTGTACTAGCACGATTGGTTATGCGGCCAGTGCTTTTGGCACGGTAACTCAAACCAACAACAAGACCACGGCGGTAACAATCAACACGCCCTCTGGCCAGATTACCACGGCCAATGCGCAGATGGCCCCCGCTGCCAATGCTGTGTTTGTGGTGAATTGCAGCACAGTCAGTACCAAAGATGTGGTGGTCATTAGCGTGGCTTCTGGCGGTACTTTGGGCGCGTATAACGCTTTTATTGCTGCTGTTGCTGATGGCTCATTTACAGTAGAACTTAAAAATGTGACTAATAATGCGTACAGCGAAGCAATTAAGTTGAACTACGCTATTTTCCACACGGAGAGTTAACATGCCACTGGTCAAATCAAAATCACCCGAAGCCTTCCGCAAGAACGTGAAGGCTGAAGTTGCCGCAGGCAAGCCTGTCAAGCAGGCCGTGGCCATTGCTTACTCGGTTAAGCGCGAAGCTGCCAAACCAAAGGCCAAGAAATGAATTTCAAGCCGTTAAAAGATTGTGTTTTGATTGAGCAAGAAATTGAAAAGCAAGGGTTGATTGTTGTGCCGCAGTCCAAACTGGCGCAAGGTTTTGTTCGAGCAGTTGGCCAAGGCAAGCGCACAGAAGACGGCGCTTTGATCCCGATGGACATCCAAGTTGGCGATCATGTGCTGTTTGGTGAGTTTTCAGGACAAAAAGTTAAGCACGAAGGCAAAGAATACCTTATGATGCGTGAACCCGATGTGATTGGAGTCCTTAATGGCTGATCCTACCGGCATCGTAGCCGCAGCAGCAGTTGCTGTTGGCGGTTCGGCCAAAGACAAAAGTAACGCTGACATTCTGGCGACTGCCCGATCACGTCTTGACATGGCAATGTCTGCATTGTCAGAGTCACGCGAGGACGAAATTGACGATTTGCGCTTTTATGCTGGATCGCCTGACAACCAGTGGCAGTGGCCTGCCGATGTGTTGGCTACTCGCGGTGCGGTGCAGGGTCAAACAATCAACGCACGTCCCTGCCTGACAATCAACAAACTGCCACAACACGTTCGTCAAGTGACGAATGACATGCGCCAGAATAGACCAGGCGCGAAGGTAATCCCCGTAGACGACAAAGCTGACCTACAAGTGGCTGAAATATACAACGGCATGATTCGCCACATTGAGTACATTTCTGACGCTGACGTTGCATACGACACGGCTTGCGAGAACCAAGTGGCTTATGGTGAGGGCTATATCAGGTTGTTGACCGAGTATTGTGATGACGACAACTTTAATCAAGACATTAAGATTGGCCGAGTTCGCAATAGCTTTTCGGTTTACATGGATCCAACAATCCAAGACCCAACGGGTGCAGATGCCAAGTATTGCTTTGTGACCGAAGATGTGTCCAGAGAAGACTATGAACGCATGTACCCAGATGCAGCGCCCATTACAACTTTGCAATCTTTGGGTGTAGGCGATCAGTCAATTTCTAATTGGCTCAATGAAGACACGATCCGCATTGCGGATTATTACTACATTGAGTATGACCGTGCTACGCTGAATTTGTACCCTGGCAACACAACCGCATTTGACGGCACACCCGAAGACAAGATGCTTCGTCAAGCCTACGGCAAGCCCAAGCGCACACGCGAGTCTGATCGCCCCCGTGTTCGGTATTGCAAGATCAATGGATACGAAATCCTTGAGCAAAACGAATGGGCTGGCAAGTACATTCCCGTGGTTCGCATTGTTGGCAATGAGTTTGAAGTTGACGGCAGAATCTACATCAGTGGCTTGGTGCGTAACGCTAAAGATGCCCAACGCATGTATAACTATTGGGTTTCACAAGAAGCTGAAATGTTGGCTCTGGCTCCCAAAGCACCGTTTATTGGTTATGGTGGCCAGTTTGAGGGTTATGAGGAAAAATGGAAGACGGCCAATACAAACAACTGGCCTTATCTTGAAGTTAACCCTGATGTAACCGACGGCCAAGGCGCAGTTTTGCCCTTGCCCCAACGCGCACAGCCACCAATGGCTTCGTCTGGTTTGTTGCAAGCTAAAGCTGGCGCATCTGAAGACATCAAGTCCACAACGGGTCAGTACAACGCATCATTGGGTCAAGGCGGTAATGAGCGTTCTGGCAAAGCCATTCTTGCGCGTCAGCGTGAGGGTGATGTTGGCACTTACCATTATGGTGACAACTTGACTCGCGGTGTGCGCCACATTGCCCGCCAACTGGTTGATCTGATCCCCAAAATCTATGACACGCAACGTATTGCCCGCATTATTGGGGAAGACGGCGTGACAAAGATGGCTAAGATTGATCCAGAGCAGGAAATGCCGGTGCGTGAAATACGCGACCAAGAGGGCATTTTGATCGACAAGATTTATAACCCCGGCGTTGGTAAGTACGACGTTGTGGCTACCACGGGGCCGGGCTACGCTACCAAACGCCAAGAGTCACTTGAGGCAATGGGCATGTTGTTGCAGGGCAACCCTCAATTGTGGTCAGTGGCTGGTGATTTGTTTGTGAAGAACATGGATTGGCCTGGCGCTCAAGAAATGGCTAAACGCTTTGCTAAAACCATTGATCCAAAATTCCTTAGTGACGGTGAGGAATCGCCTGAG